CTTTACCTGAAAGAGTTTTCAATGTATAGGCGTTTGCAGCTACTGAACTCACCACAAAGAGAAGACTCCAAAATATCCAGCTCTCTGGGGTTTCTACGTCGTAATGGTCTGCCAAAATGTCAGTTATCCAGCTATTACTCATGAAGCATCATTTAACTTCGCAAGGAGTTTGTGATAGAGTTTAAATTGCGATGCTTCTAATTCTGCTGAAATCGGCTGAGTTGAACTTAAAGAGTAGACTATAATTTTTAATTCTTCTATTGTTAAAGATAAGATGATTTTACGTTCAGAACCTTCCAATTTTCCCTCTCTGAAGTGCTAAGTTATAAAGTTTTTCAAATACGTCTGAAGGGGTATTCTGACCTGCATTGCCTATAGTTATTACATGAAAGTTTCTTTTAAACAATAGTTCATTTATCGAATTCGGATAAAAGTACTGGCTTTTATCGAGATTTTGACCTCTAGCCCATCTGTAAGCTTCCAATTCGTTCTCGGCAATGATGCATATGCGCGTCATTTTTCTTCCTTGCCGTAAGTCTTGAAAAATGTATCTAACTTTCTAAATAATTCAATTATTAATGGATCGAATTCATGACTTATATAACCAGCTCTTTTAAAGAGAAAAGAATACAAAGCCCAAGCTTCATCACCATTTAAAAGGAAGTTAGGATTACTCATTCTTTCTCCAGATGAATTCTGAGTCTTTGAGCTGAACACGTTATTGGAATCTTGTGTAAGATATCATATAATTCAATTTCTATTATATCACTAACAGCATGTTCTGTAACCTTAGCACCATCTTTGTGAATGTATTGAGTTATTCCTGTGTCAAATCCTGTTCTAATATCTATCTCCATCAACTTCACTTTAATCACAACTTCACCTTCTTCCTTTATGATTACACATTGGACACCATCTTCTAATTTCACCTCTATTAGGTCCAGTTTTAGTTATTCTTCTCCTGTATTCAGAACCGCATGATGGACAATGTGTTTTATTCGCATGATGATGTCCTCCATCTCTAACTTTATCAAATTCATTTTCTGATGCAGTTCCTGATTTTAGGTGTTCTGGATTAAAGCAAGCTTTACTACACTTAGGCCCATGCCTAGAATCCCACTTATCATCATAATTAAGATTATGATATATGCATATAACTATTCTATGTAACAGTGAATATTTACCATTGATTGTAACTTGAATATATCCATTACCACTAGGAGACTTTTCTGTTGGAATCCAGCAACCATTGTCATTTGTAATTTTAGGAATAGATTCAATAGCCCCTTTTGTTAGTTCATTTAATCTAATCCCATCTTTGTATGTTCTTAATGGAATTCCCTTAAATTGCCTTCTTACTATTTCTGCTTTTGATAGTGATGGCATTATAACTTTACTTTGTGAAATTCTGCATAGTTTGTCTCACTCACTTCTATTTCACATGGAATAATAAGATCTACGTCTCGTTTGAGAGAACAGTAAGTCCTAAAATCAATAGAAGTTTCCATATGCTTCTTCATTAGTAATGCATATGGCTTCCAGTTGTTAGCTGGAGCCTGAAGAGTTAAAGAGTCATGTTTTTCTTCTGACCACAAAACCTCAGCGTCACCATTGAGTTCTTCATCTATTTTTAGAGCGGCTCCTTGGACTAAATGAGCTACGGCTCGCTGTGGTATATTTGCATACGCCTCACCGTATAAACTATCATCCATTCTGCCGTTGAAGATTCTTGGAGCACCCATTGTATCTATTAATAGTCTAGATGAATCTATACAATCCTTTATCTGAGCGTGGAACACGCCTCTCACTTTTGGACTTGCTGCATGAAACAATTCAAGCATTTGTCCTGCCTTCCACTCACTAATGTCCATATTAATTTCATATTTTTGAGCATCCGTATTGAATGTGAGCATAAATGTATGTTTTTTCATATCGTAGTTTGACGCGTGCCTAGTCTTTTTTCCTGTAAATCTTTCAGCACCATCTTTCGGCAGATTATCTACAATTACATCGTGAAATGATTCTGATAATTCCAGCCGCTGAGTGTATCCGAATATCAATCCAGCAGTTCTACGATGAACATCTACAGTGTCGAATGCTTTTAATAATTCCCAATCTTCACTTAAAACTGCTACTACTCTGGCTTCTGCTTGACTAGCGTCCGCTGATATGATAACTTTTCCTTCATCAGCAATGAACATTGATTTAATATCTTTACCTAATCGTCCATGTGCTGAGATTGTATGGTCTGCCAATCCGATCTTTTTAGGTCTGAGCGGCTTTTTAAGAATTCCAGTAGAGCTGCGGCACGTCTCTGTTGCGATTATATTATATGCGCTCTTACATCGACCATCATAGTCTGGTGAGAAGTTTATCTGACGACTCTTTTGATCTCTAATTCGTCTTTCTTCGAGGATTTCATTCAGGATTTCTTTCTGTTCTTTTTTCTTGCAGCTACTCATTAATGAAATGATTGTATCTTCACTCGTTGGGTCTCTTTTTCTAGCCTTGAACTTCATTACTTGATATAGAAGTCTATGCATTTGTGGATAACTCTTTACGTTAATCTCGTCACCAATTGCCACAACCAGTTTCTCATGCACTTCTCTTTGCATCGCAGAGTATTTCTTTAACAACTCATGCTTACGTTTGAAATCAATCTTCTTGCCTGTCATCTGTAATTTTAAATAGAATTTATGTTTAGCCATCATGTACTTGTAATAATAATCTACTAGAGGAACCTTAAATTGTTCCTGCATTTCATACAGGTCTTTTTCCTGAGCCTCATCAACCTCGAACTCTACCGCGCAGTCTTTCGCGTTATATAATAGCAGTTTATCAAATTTAACTTTGCCTAATTTGAAATCTTTGCCTTCCTCTTTATAAAATGGCTCACGCGTCCATATTGAACTGACAACGTGCAACTTCTTAATCGGTAATTCTGGAAATATTACACGTGTTTTAATCAGAGTATCAGAATATACATTGGGGCATTCAAAGCCCATCAGACCTAATTTGAACTCATCGTAAAGAAAGTTGTGACCAATGATTTTAATTCGGCGGAGCCGTTCATCTATTATTCTCCAACATTCTTCTAACTCATTATCGCCCATATCAGTAAGAACGTGAGAACCAATATGCCGTAATAAAGGAACAGATATTGCATGTCGCTTGTTGAAAGCAAATCCAACACAAACAGGTACACAATTAATAGACTCAATATCCACAGCCGCCTTGTCGAGTTTTTCGTATTCACGGAAGAACCTATGCGCTTCCAGCGAGTTATGTATCACTCTCAGCTCCCGCTGAGGAAGATTCAATTCAGCCGTTAATGATTCCTCAATGGCTCTGATAACATCTGCTTGAATTATTTTATTCCAAACGAACGACAGTCCGCCTTTGCTCTCGTCATCTTCTGTCGCTCCGCGAGAAAACAATGCGGCTGGATGTATTGTCGGGACTACTTTCGTAATGCCGTCTCTAGCTGTGATAATAGACCCACGATAATTAAGAATACCAGTAACACTACAAGTGGCTTGTAAAGCGAGATCACCCACTGCGAGAATACAATTAGGATGAAGTTTATTGATTTCATTTGTCCACAACTCTTCTACTGATTTCTCTATTGAAATGTCGATTAGGTGGAGTTTCTTTAAATCATTGTAAGGTGGTCTAAATTTAACTACATTCGTAATGTAAACGTCGGAACGTCTAATTCCGGCTTTGAATAAATAATCATCAAGCATCTTTCCAGTAGGACCGACAAAAGGGATTTGAGCCTCATCTTCATATTTTCCTGGTGCTTCGCCAATTATCATTAATTTTGGGTCTACAGGTCCACAGCCAGGGACATACTGTGGCATTAGTCTACTATTTCACCATCTGAATCATAGTAATAGTTATCATAGTCATCATACTCTTCATGGAAACGTATCACTTTATCATATCTCTCACATTTTGTATTTAAACACACTAAATCATTATTATTTATAGTAAATAAGTGTTTGCCGCAAGCGACACATTCAGTTCTCATTCCTCAAGCTCTCGTTCTTTCTTCTTCATCCTTACGAAACTAAGAGCCTCATATTGACAATCAAACTGCTCTAAATCATAAACCTTAGATTCTCTAGAAATTAACAAATCCTCACTAACACTTCCTACACTTCTTCTGAGAGCTTTAGCAGTTTGATTCAAAGTCCATTTTTTAGTATCATTTAGCAATCTTTGTCTTCTATGATACTCTGCTGTCTCTTTCGCTTTCTTAAGCCAATCTGGTTCTCTCATTGGAAAAATCCCGGCAGAGGGAGTCGAACCCTCAAGCCTTTTGGGCGGCAGATTTTAAGTCTGCTGTGTTTGCCATTTCACCATGCCGGGAATGCCATTTAATCACTCATTACGAGCTATAGCAGCATTAGCATAAAAGATAGATTCCTCAAGATGTGTAATAGCTAAACTCTGTTCTCTAGAAGGTGGAGTGTTCTTTATGATATCGTAGGCTAGTTGTTTAGCTTGATCTCTAAGTCTAACATATCTTTCCGGCTGATCATCTTTAGGAGCATGATAGGTGAATGTCTTTTCTAGCTGTTCACCCATCTTCGTAGCTATTTCATAGTTATTCATTTTAATCTTACGCTGCTAGCGGCTTGAAATCAGCCACGTCATTATATTCGTTACCACGGTTACTCTTTCCTCTCTTTACATAAACCATCAGCTTGTGGCCCACTGTTTGCTCGAATAAATCCATACTAATCTTATAGTTACCTTTCTCATCCTTTGGAAACTTCATCGTAGCAAAGAAGTCTTTAGCAAATCCCCAAGCCGTTTCGTTAAAAAGTCTCTTTATTTCTGCACCCTTAGCTTCGCCATCAAGAACTCTAAACCAAAAAGTAATGTTAGTGGAACCTGGATTCTTGGCATCATCAGATGCTTCAGATTCCTCTACTTTAATTACTTCTACAGGATGCCATCCAACTGGCAGCAAATCGCCTCGTTTGAGATCTTCTGGTGTGACAATCCAAGATTTCATTGTTGTTTTCCTTTTCAGACTTTCCAGGCTGGCGTTTCAGTTGCGTTAGTTTTCTTAAATGGATTGTTGGTGAGTTCTTTTGGTTCTTTTGGTTCTACACCTCTCGATTTATCAAGCAAATCTTTCCAAACTTCATAAAATAGTTTTCCAGTAATATCAAACTCTTTAACATAATCTCCTAGTAATGGTGATTTAGCATATTCATCTCCAACAGCTTCTGTGTTAACAATATATTTTTTAGAACCTTTACCATCACTATAATCAGACTGTTGTGAGAAGTGATAAATCTCTGTGAAGCTTCCTGGCACCATGCTTGCGACTTTACTTCCATAAGATACTATTGGATTAGTTTTGTCTACTCTTATTGATGCCCCAGTTCCCGTGACTGCTATTCCAGATAAAGGGTGCGCTGTCCATATTTTATGACATGGCAGGTTGCGGCTGAGATCAATACACTGACTCACTAGAGAAGTCTCAACTTTATATTCATCGAAACTCGGAATCACATCTTTCATCTTCTTCATAAGTCTTTTATTTTTACCAAAATTAAGAGACCAGTTAACTGCACTAGAAGTCATGAATGTAATGGAATCATTGATTATCGCAAAATATCTACAGTCATTCGTGAACTCAATAATCTTATTAAGATAATCTCCTGCATTAGAAGAATCGTATACGTCGTATTCAATATTGTCCAGAATCTTCTTCGCCAGCGCTCCGAAGCGTCGCTCTGTAAAAAAGGTCGTTAACTCAACTGGTGAAGATTTATCCCAATAGGCTAGATAAACTGGTCCTTCCATTGCGAACGATGCTGCTGCGAGCGTTTTGCCGAAACCTGGAGATGATTTGAATAGAAAAGAGATATTGTTTGGAGTTCCTATTGAACTTGCTTTTGCCATTATCTTGCTGATTCTCTAATATTTGCTGTTACATGGTGTGGTCTGCGTTTGTTTCCTTGTCCTGTTTCTGTATGAGTGTTACCATGATGTTTAACTCCTAGTCTATTACTAGCTGGAACAGCCTTTAGTACATAATCTCCAGGTTCAAATGCTGCACCTCTATCAAATGCTGTTATTTCTCTACCAATAGCACATGGAGTATTAAATCTAACCCATTTATTGCCTCTTTTAACATAAGTTCTAGATATGTGAACTTCAACTTCTGTTTTCAGTTCACGTTTTACAGCATTAGCCGCAGCGCAGTTAGCTGGGTCATTCTTTTTGGAACTATTCACATCAGTCTTAGTGATGCAAATATGTAAATCTCTGTCTGCATCAATTAGCGGCAATCCCTTATAGAGTTTTAGTTTACGTACCTTTTTCATTTAAATTTCCTCTTCCTTTTCTTGAGCTTTGTGTATTTCCATTTGCATTCTCTCTGCTAAACTCAATTCTTCTGGTGGAATTTCTCCTTGTTTGAGTTCTCTGTTTAATGGAAACTGTGGATGCATAGACTCTAATAAAAGTGGATCTTGTAAAATTCCAGGACCAACTTCTATTAATCCATTCTTAGGTTTGTGACACGAGTCACAATGCGGCTTCGCCAACCTTAAACTATATTCTGAAAGAATAAATTGTTCTCCACACCGATGACAGATTGACCTTTTGCCAAGTGCGAGCGCAATGTTGGTCTTATATGTACAGTCTGGCAAACAACAAAAGAAAATTGTATTGCCAGATTTATAACGAAGCCTACGTAACTTATGAATATGAGTGCTTTTAGCCATCTGGTTTCACTTCCCGCCAACAATCATCACATACGACATCTCTATTTTCCATTGATGAGTATGGAAAGAACTTCTTATATTCTTCATTTGCCATCTTCTCATTCCAAGTCTCATCTCTAACTAAGTCAAATATACCTCCACACCAGGCACATCTATATTGTCCTTCTTTTACTTCTTCAGGAATGTTCTTTGCCATTTTTCTCTTTTTGTGAGTCAAGCTTGCGAATTCTATGCAACCAATCGCTAGCATTCCTAAATTCTATTCTCTTTCCTCCATCATACATATTTAATATTCTAGCATAGTGAGCTTGTAGCTTAATTGACTCTTCTAATGCTTGATAAACTTCATCGTATTCAAAGTTCATTTTATTACTCCTCCAAATAAAAGGCTAAATGTAACTAATGCTATTAATATCCATAGTGAGAATGCGATATAATCTAGGCGTTCTATAATCTTCTTATTCAACTCAATGTTGTCTTTACCTAACTGTATTATTTGGTCATTCATTTTACTCTCCAAGCTGGTTGATCATATCTTTCAATCCAAAATAACCAATTATGATATCTAATGAGTGGAGGATTAGTAGTACTAACAGTGTTATAAGTAGTAAATTCATCGCCTTCAAAATCACGAATTGGAAAGAGTAGTTCCCAGTTTGTTGTTCTAACAAGAAGAATTGTAGGTTTAATATCACCATGTTTCATTGCATTTAGAGTGTATACAACCATTTTATCCTCAAAAGAGAGGCGACTCAGCCGGAAGCATGTAAGTCTTATTTAAGCTTAGCCATGACAATCCGGCTGAGTCTATCCAGCTTCGCTGGCACATGATGTTGAGTTCTGCCACTTTCACAGACATACAACGGCCTGCTTTGCTGGAATCTTTGTTGTTAATCTTCAAAATGAACTAATCCTTTTATAACTTGTTCTTGCATCTTACAGAGAGTGAGAGGATCAGCTTCAAATATCTTTTGACATAAAAATAGAAGCGACGATAGACGATTTACTTCATTGAAGTTAACATCTTGCAAGATGAATTCTATTAATTCTTTTAATGGATTACTTGATTCTGAATTGTTGTATAAGCTACGAAGAACTCCAATATGTAAATCCCCATGAGATACACCTTTGTGATATATCATTGTTCACCATCTCTTATTTTTCTTTTTATTGTCGTTAGCACAATTACGACAATATCGCTCAAAGAGTTCTTTACCATATCTTCTTCGTCTCTTTCTACTATACGGCCCACCACACTTAGGACAGACATCTTTGCTTGCATTAAAATGAGTGCCGTGTATTACTGAATCCTTTTGATTTTCTGATGATGTTCCAGGTTGTAGATGTTCTGGATTAAAGCATGCTTTACTACATCCTTTACTATGTCTTGTATCTATTTTTGGGTCCCAATAATCTACATTGTGATATATACACATTGATAATCTATGTAAATTATAAGTCTGATAATTTATTACAATGCTAACATATCCATCTGGATGAGGTTTATATCCTGCAGGAATCCAGCAGCCATTTTCATTCAGAGTTTTTGGGAAATTATTAATCCATTCCCTTGTGAATCTAAACATCCAATTTTTCATTGATTATCCGTTAGCTGACGTGTTACATCCCACTCTTCAACTTCAACATAATTGTTTTCTAGCTTAAAGTTTTTTGCTTCTTCTCCTGAAGAATCACAGATAGAATAGTATTCACAGAGACGATTGAACTTGTTGCATGAAGTGACTTTTTCTGGCCAATAGCCTTCAGCTACACAAGTTAGATATTCTTGTAATAGCATTTTAATTAGGTTATCTTTCCAATCTTGGATGTAAATGGGGTCATAAGAGAGTGGCAGCCTTTTAAATTTCTCACTCGCAGGGATAGGTTTCTTCACGTCTGGGTCTTGCAATCCGATTCTATTCACTATCAGATAATTAGACCCAACAGCTGCGCAGTAATTGATAAACTGATTTGACTTGCGGAGAGTCACACTGTCGCGTGAAAATGTTTTCGTGTCTATCGGCAATCTTGTATATGATGACTGTGAGCCGATTCCACGTTGGTTGACGAGAAGGTCTATCTTTCCGGAGATTATAATACGAATAGAATCATCTTCAAATAATGTATATGCGAACGGCTGCTCAACTTCGAGAATTTCCCATGTATTCTCATCTTCACTTCGCCAATAGTCGCATGATTCCTCTATGGCTCTTAGAAGAATATTAATTTCTTCTGGCTCAGAGTTACTCTTCATCGGGTCTGCTGATATTTCTCTAATCTTCATCAGACAAGCACTCATTCTATCATCATAATGCTTTCCCTCTTTTAGAAGATTATAATAGACTTCGAGTCCAGAGTGTGCTAATCCACCTTTGTCTAAAGCTTTATTCTTATAGATAATTGGCAATCCTTTATTCTTATTATGTCTAAAGTTGTAGCGAGCTGGACACGTCTCGAAAAGGTCCACCTTTGAAGCATCTAATATAATATTTGCTTTAGTTTTTAGTATTTCCATGTCAATGCTTCCTCTTTCTATCATATTCTGCTCTGCAACTTATACAGCGTCTTTCTATTTTTCCTCTATTTATTCCAGTTTTAATTATTCTAGTTATATATGGTCCATTACATTTTGGACATACTTTCTTATTTGCGTTATGATGATCTCCATGTAGAACTATATCTTTCATATTATCTGAGCGGGTTCCATACTGTAGATGCTCTATATAAATACACCTTGTACTACAATCTTTACTATGTCTAGTGTCCCACCATTTGTCATAATAGTTAAGATTGTGATGAATAGATACTACTAGACGACTTAGTTTAAAGCCTACTCCTTCTATTGTTATTTGAGAATATCCATAGCTATCTGGTTTACTAATTGGAATATGACATCCATTACTATTTATAGTTTTTGGTATACGACTAATCCATTCCTTATTTAACTCTGAGAGTTTATAATGAAAACCTCCCATTATCTTTTCCTTAGTTGATTCACATTACTGTAAACCACGAAGCTCCTAGCCGCAATCATCCCAATTCCTAGTATCTTAGCGGCTCTTGGATGCGTTTTATTCAGTTTCATCAAGCCTCTAGTTGATAGGATTCCCTCACCTGCAACAACAGAATCGATTATATATGCGTTCTGAGTTGGAATTAATACTTCTCGTCCACCATGCTTTAATGCATAAGATGTTGTTGCTGCGTCAGAGCCGTAAGATAGCCAGATTCCGAATAATAGAATTTTCATAATTGACTCTCATAATCACAATGAATACAGTATGCACACTCTTCACAGATTATTCTACTGTCTCTATCATCATCTCTCAAGATTGTAGTTCCATCCTCTAAACTTTCTTCACAAATATTACATATTTCATTCATATAGATATTAGCTAGTCTAGCTGGATTATCATCTCCACCTAGCATATGACCTTTTGCTTTACTCTTGCTAAAAGAAATTCGTTTAATCATTCCTCTCCTTAATAGCTTCTATAATCTGTTGAAGTTCACTAGCCGTGTCGTATCTAATGTAACCCAATGAATACTTCGTGTTATCTTCTGGATTGACGTAATGAGCTACTCTGTAGATGTTTAGTCTGTAGAGATACGTATCTCTTTCTACAAGAATTGAGTTGCTCAATAGCACTGGCTGTGCCTTCTCTGTAATCTTGAATACCTTGTCTACTGACTGAGTTAACCTGGCACTTGCACTTGCGTCTAAAGGCTCTTTACTCGCATTGTCTATCAGTTGAATATTTCCATTTTCAACTTTGATAGCTACAATATGTCTTGGAACTAGGATCAAGTAATTACCATCTTTTGATGATAATGAACTCAGTACTCCATAAAGTGTTCTAGCCGGAACGCTCTGTTCTTCGATATCAAAGCGAAGCTTTTTGAATGCCTTGATAATATCTGGGACGTTAACGGCTCTAATCTCCTGCTTCCCGTTAATTGAAGTGATAACAGCAGCACACTCGTCCGTGCTTACTGCTGGAACACAAAACTTGTTAATACCAAAGTTTATAGGCTTTAATTCAGTCATCATTTTACTCCAATCATGGTCACTAGGATAATAGTATTCATTGAATGACATCAATACTCTTCGATTGTTGTTATCTCACCATCATCTTGTTTCTTTAGAAATATAAAAGAAGCTCCGCTAGCAGCATTTAGTACTTCAGTTACTAGCTCTTGAATCTGTTTCATACTTCCAGCGATTTTGTATACGATTATATCAGATTCTCTTCCAGTGTCAAATGCTGAATCTGGACCGATACGAACAGCATCACTGTCGTAGTCAATTACTATTGTCACAGTTTATCCTCTACTTCTATCTCTTCTATGTCTATGGTGACAGGATTGTGAATCTTTTCTTTCATCATCTTCTCGAAATACTCTTTAACAAACTCTTCTGTTACGTGCTCTGCTACTGCGAATTGGAGTGTTACTTTAAATTCTCTCATTCTTCTTTCCCCTCTAAATTCTGTCTTAGCTCTCCATTATCATCATATCTCCAATATGGAAGTTGACCATAATTAATCCACATCTTAAATCTATCTGGATGTTTAGCTCTAATGTGGTCTTTAACTCCACTATAAGCACATTCTTTCTTGCAAAATGGACAAATAGGAGCGGTTCCACCCATCACAACCTCCAGGCATTCATTCCCCGTGTGACCAATATCTCCGCTAACTCTTTCATTAAACTCGCTTGATTCCATATCACTTCTTGATTATCCATTGTTGCCGCAATCCTAGCTCTCTTAATTTCTACTAATTCAGTAAAGAAATCATCTATCGTTCCGGCCGCAATCATGTATGTAATGCTCACATTATTCTGTTGCCCGAAACGGTGAAACCTATCTTCTGCTTGTTCTTCTCTTGTTGGCGTCCACTGTCTTTCAAGTATTACTGCATCAGAACAGAATTGCAAGTTAATGCCTTCAGTGAAGATGCAAAGCATCAGCCTATTCTCTGGCAATTTAAACTTGTCTATTACTTTCTGACGTTCATCGCCAGAGAGTCCAGCGTGTAATACACAGACTTTTGGAAAGCCACCATCTTTCATCCACTCATTAAGCTTTACTTCTAACATCCCCATTACATCCTGATGGTGAGTAAAAATTACGAGTTTGCGGTCTGTTGATAAGAGAAACTCAGTAGCGAAGTCTACACATTCTACAACTTTGCTTCGTCCAGTAATGTGACGAAGCTTAGACATGATAGCAATCTTTGGGTCATTCGGCCCGAAATCGCTTTCTTCGTAGAATGACTGTTCTAACTCTTTCATTCCTTGCGCGTATTCCTTGCTTAGATTCTTATTTAGTTCTACATGATGGAACTTCCGCTCTTTAGCTGGCAAGTCTTTCAACACTTCGGCTTTAGTTCGTCTGATAATCAAATCCTTCGTATCTTCGTGAAACTTGTCTTTGTCTTTCAATCCGCCGTATTTAGCTGCCCAACCATCACTGTAACTATCAACATAGTTATCAATGTATTTCTGGAAATGAGTGAAACGCTTTGGGTCTACTAGATTTAGAACGGTGAAATACTCAGCCGCATTGTTACTAATAGGTGTCCCGCTCATCGGAAGAATGTGTTCAATTTCTTGATTCCGCACAAGCTTCTGGACCGCTTTAGCGCGGTCAGAAAGATGATTCTTGATTTTCTGGCATTCGTCGATTATTAGCGTTTTAATACTGTTAGGAGGCAAATACTCAAACAAGTCATCTTTCTTTAGAATGTCATACGTTACAACGTAAATCTGAAAGCCTGGCATTGCTCTTTCTTTGCCACTGGATATTACTTGTGTGAGAAATGTCTTATCATATGCACCATTAATAGCACAGATACGATGTATTTCTCGCATCCATTGCAGTTTCACTGTTGCGGGACATACTATCACACACGGCAACAGCTTCGCTGGATGCAATCGTAAGAGTGCGGCTGATTCAATCGTTTTACCTAAACCTTGTTCATCTGCAATGATGCAACGAATGTTAGAATCCTCAGCAAATCGAATAGCTTCAATCTGATATGGTCGCGGCTTACCGCCGTCAGAGAATACGATAGATTCATATGCTGCGTCAGTCGTTTTCTTGACAATTTCCTGCTTAATGACGTGTCCGCAAGCAAGCTTGATTCTTAATTGTCCACCGAATTTAAAGCGAGAAGCTTCTACTGCTATCTTGCCGCATTCGGGGCATTCTTGACGTAGTATCTGTGTTAGTGCCATGTTAGAATCCTACCATCTTAGCGGCAAGAATTTTATCAATCCATCTATACATTCTAATATCAGCCTGAACTGGATTAGGCTCACACCATCTGTTAACAAACTCTACATATGACGGTAACAAAGTCTGTGGATTGTATGCTTCTAGCCAATTGCGTAATTCTCTATCCATTCTTTCTTTCATTGTTGGAGTTCCAATATACTGTATATCAGATAGTTTCATATTATTTATTCTCTTTCTTTGCAAAAGGATTCTTATACATTGGTTTCTTCGGCATTTCTGGTTTCACTTCTGGCACAGTCGCTTGCGGCTCTGGTGTTTTTACAATGAGCTTCGCAACATCACCTGAAAGAATAGCCGCAATAGCTTCATCTTCCCTTGTGACTTTCTTAGCAAATGGATTCGGCTTCGCTGTATTCTGAACCTTATTCTTTAATACTGTGTCTAAGTTACGAGCGGTTACTGCTTTAGATGCATCCTTTTCAGCATCAGGATTTCCTGAAGCCTGATAAAGCTCTCTAATCTGTTTCTCAATCAACTCTTTACGAGAGAGTTTCTTCGTTTTAATGATGTTTATTGCATTGCTTGTCGTTTCGTCTACGTTCTTGTCACGTGCAAATCCTGGAGTTTTACCTTCTCTTTTTTCTTTTTTCTCCATTTCATCAAGAATAGAATGCCCGGCATATACAGCAGCTCTACCTTCTGAAGCTACCTGAGAGTATTCTTCTATATACTTTAATACTGCTAGTTTATCCATATTCTTTACTAGGATAATCTCTCGATGTTTAGTGAAGAAATCAGCTTGTCGCTGTTCTGCTGGAGTCATTGGCTTAGCACCGAAATATGCCGCTCTGTCTTTCTGTAATTCATCTTCGTTCATATCAACTCCTGTAAGATGATAGTATCGCATAGGTCTAATGTAAAATCTGTCGGGGTTAAAGACTTTAATTTGTTTATCTTCATAACAAAACTCGCACCAAGGATTGTAATTCCCTAATTCTTCGGAACAGACTGGACATTGCCACGTCAGATAAGACCACCTGTCTTATTTCTGATATCTTCAATGGTTTCATTTGTCTTTAGAGACAATCCACCTATCACAATTAGACATTGTGTATAGGTTCCTTTGTATATGACAACGTGTTCATCATCATATACATAATATCTTGGCTCCATTTCAGTAGATTCTTCTCTGTCGTATGCAATCATGTTCATTTTGTTCTCCTTCATTAGTGCTCAATCGATTGCACTAGCCGTCTAATGCAATCTCAGAGAACTAAGCGATTTCGTCGTCTGATTTTACTTCGTTTACGGCTACGTGCTCAATCTTTCGAGTCATTTGAATTGCTTGAACTAGCTTGAATACAAGTGATGCAGGGATTGTCACTTCATCGTATTCTACTTCATTCGTTCCAGCCACTGGTGTGGGAACAGAACGTAAAGTGATTTTACCATTCTCCTTAATTGAACATTGAATACCATAATGGTCGAACGTTAGCGGCTGGTGTCTAAATATTTTCTTTACTTCCTGCCCTTGTTCGTTTCGCAAGTCTGGGTTATTGTGGAAAGTCATTTGTTAGTCTCCTTCGTTCAGAAATGTTAATTACTTCAGGCGTTGATACAGTCCAAGCAATTGCCTCTTTAACTGTAATACTTCTTGACACTCCTTCTAGTTCTACTGCAATCAAGTTAATGACTAATACAGGCCAAACTCCTCTAACATCAATATACATTTTACTCTCTCCTATAACACTTACATGACGGTTTACTTGGCGACGCAGAATCGAAACACACAAAATAGTGAAAGTGACTCACGGCGTATCGAACTACATAATACCATGCCGGCCAAGATATTACCGAATGACATAGACAGCATCTAATCTCACTCCGATTAAACGTTGATAACGCTTGCGGCTGACTCATTATTAAGCTAAAACGCTTAGCGGCGTGAGCGTGTAACCTTGCACTACCACTTGAAAGATTTAATACATGGCTCATGTTGCCGTTAATGATGGGCTTAATTATACCTTTTGACAACGTTCCAGTAGCAGCTATTGTGTTTAGGATATCAGCCTTAAAATCATTTATTTCCCTTTCTTCATCGGAGTATTCTGCGGCTTTTCCCTCTCCCATAAATAAGGACATAGCAGACTTTCTTACTTGCTTGTTTTCTTCATTCTCCTGTTTTGGCATAAACTCGCCTATGGTTTGTAATGGTTCACTTCGGACCCTTGCGGTCTGGTGCGGTCCACTTCGGAAGATGGCGGAAACCCCGTAACCCCTTGCGAACACTCGACTTGACCCCTCTGCGCAGCAGACCTGAACGTGCACATGAGAGAGTATAGCACATTTTGACCCCCCTGTCAAGCCCCCCTCCCTGTCCTCTTTAGGTGACACTCTTCTATTCTTTTTTAATATATAATAATATATATAATAATATATAAAAAATATATATAAAGAGGTAAAAAGAGGACAGTGAGGAGAGGGAGAGGGTAGGGGGTAGACGAGTAGGGGGTAGCAGGGAGAGTTTCGCCTTTTGCACCGAAACACGCGGAAACACTCAGCAAAAGGTCGCAGAACCGAGCGAAACTCGCGTGAGGGAAGCAAACGGAAGTGTGCGCGACGCCTGCGACCGACCGACCGAAACGCGCCAGAATCGAGTAACAGAATTGGTGCTTGACAAAGAATAGATTTTCTGTTATCATTTTAATTGTTGGCAAGCACCTTAAACACTGAGCCGCGAAGCGAGAGAAAGCGAGACGAGTTACAAACTTGGTGCTTGACAAACGAGACAGACTGTGTTACACTTATCTTGTTGGTTTGGAACAGCCGACAACTCGTAAACTCGGAAACGAAAGAGAGACACACAATGAGCGAACAGGACCCGACTCCGGCAGAGATTGCAGCGGAAGAGGCAAAGAAAGCGGCTCGCGCGGCGGCGGTAGCGGCAAAGCAAAAGATTGCTGATGGAGAGAATGCCAAGCGAACTGGGCAAGGAACTAGACTTCTAGTCGGCACTACTCGCGGACGCTCTACTGTTCCATTCACTTATGAGGCATTTGACAAGTCAATTCCGGAGACTATGCCAAAGTCAGTAGAAGAGTTTATGACTTTGACTACAACCGATGATGCACCGCTTTTGAACTATCTAATCGAAGGATACAATGCGGTATCTGAGGCAAATGCAAGTGACCCGGTGAATGAGTTTGTGGATGCAAGCTGGCCGGAAGATGTTCAGAAGAGATTCAAGATTGTCATTCGCAATTACTCGAATGATGCGAATGTCTCAATCGAAGACGCGGTTAGCCTTTTGAAGCCAGGAATCCAGAAGGGTATTGACGCAATGAAGGCAGCGAGTGCTGTAGTCACGGCGTAATCGGAAAGCAAAATACCCGGAAAGGAGAAATCCAATCCGGGTATTTTTTTGTTTACCAGTAATAAATCGCCCGTAACTGACTGGTGATTTTGGCGAGCAAAGCGAGTCTGATAACTTCGTTCACTTGTTTTTCGGTCATTTTCATCCTTTAATCAATCGAAATGAGTTGTGATACTGGAATCTGAACAAGCACCTTGCCAGGATTCCAGAATGAACAGTATTGTATTCCATCGCGAGTGTAGAAGAGAACATCTGACGGAGCAGAGCAGACTGCATAGTTGACAATTTCGTCGGTATCAACTAATGCTCTCACTTGAACAATTCTTGCCATTTTTCTGTTCTCCTAAAAACCGATGAACGAATGCCAATGCTGAATTGACAAGCCAAGCCAGAGAAGCGAACCAACAATTAGTGCAAGCTTCATTTTCAGTCTACACTTTCTGCATAATAGTCTGCGCTGACAGTTTTCATATTTGAACGAGTCTGTCTCCACTGGCCGACTCTTTCGACGCCATGCGCAGCAACGATTGAAATGAAGTGTGCAGGCACTTCGTGATTCACCAGCTTTGAAGTAATCCCCAGGCAAGAATACTTCGCGGGAGTAGCACCGCACACTTGGCAATGCTCGCGGCGGTCGCTGTTCAGAGTGAGACAGATAGTGCACTCATACATTGTCAATTCTCCACTTGAAGCTTGATAGTAACATTGTCGCCATTGTCAGGAGTGAACGTCAGATGGTATTCACCTATTTCTCGATAATTGCACTGACCATCCGGACGTGTAATACGTGTGAGCTGTCCTTCTGTATTGAGCGTTTCACGGATTACGCGTTGCGTAGTCACCCATAGCGGCGCTTGTTTGACACCGCTAATTCTGATAGTCATTTAGCTCACTCTCCTTCTGAGTTGATAACATCATGAAGGTAATCAAAAATGGTATCGACTGCTGCCTTGAACCGCTTGTATTCTGAGTCATTAGCTTCGAGTGCTGCTCTCACTGTCCCTTCATGATTCTGTATCATCTTTGCAGCAGTGAAGATATCCTCTTTGACGACTGCGTAGCGTGAAGCTTTGTCCATCTCTCACCTTCCTTGCTCTCTTATACTGCATTGCTTGTGCCACTGAAAACTTCAATAGCGCAAACTCCATTCCAGGTTTTAGTGTTCTTTATTGAGAAAACGTGTTATATAATAGGACAGTTTAACTTGTTGTAAACAAAAGACTTAGCAGCTTTTGTATTGTATTGACACATCGCAAGATGTAGTGACACCCCAGGGACACCCCACCATATATTGTGGATGTTAAATACTTTACAGTGCGGACTATTGGTATATTACTAGTGAATTTTAAGACAAACACTATAAAAATAAAAATGAAAAAATAAACGTCTGAACATTTCAGAATGTGCAAAAAGCCCAATGTTTTCGCTATTGACAAACTGCAAAGGGTGAGTTACACTGACCGTGAACAGGCGACGTGTAGTTTCACTACTGGAGAAATGAAATGATTGTTTCTGATTCTGACGCTTTAAAGAGACTTGATTCTCCTCTTAATCTGATAAATAAATTAAAAACTCACATATCCAAAGATAAACAACAGGCAATGGAACTCTTCACCGGGCCTCCAAGAAAGTCGAATTCATTTCCTATTGAGTTGCCAGTTGAATTGCCGTCTAAGCCGGCGGAGCCGAACCTAGACACAATTCTAGCAAACAATGAAAGTCAGATTAAACTTGGCTTAGCACATGACAAGTCATTAAGTCTTTTAGCTAAAGCCGTAGATATGTTAGACGCTAAACTGGATGATGTTTCTGCGTCAAAACTTCCACAAACAATAATCGCCGCAAGCAAAGTCGTGGAAAGTATTAGAAAAGAAAGACTAGAATCTCTGAAGAATTCGAAAGACAGAGAAGTTCATTATCATTTCTATACGCCAGATCAGAAAGTGCTGGAGAATTATGAAGTGATAGAGGTTTCTTAAATGCCAGAATTAGATGGCGTAAAACGTCGTCTCTCAGATATCCAAGTTGATGTAGCTTCTAAACCATCAATAGTTCCAATCGCAAATAATCTCCCCTACATAGTAGCAGTAATTATGATGATGGTTATTGGTGTAGCTGGTGTTGTAATTATAACGCTTGGTAGACCGAATCAAGATAACACTCAACTCATCACAACAATTTTAGGCTTTCTCGCACCGACAACTTTGAGTCTTCTCGCATTCATGAAAGCACAAGAGACGCACCTGTCGGTGAACTCAAGATTAGATGCATTCATGAGAAATGCTGAACTTGCGGCAAGAGTTCAAGGAGTAATAGAAGGAAGAAGTCAAGGAAGAGATGATGCGAACTTAAGAACTGATGCGTTAGCTCAACAATCTCCGACAAGAGTTGAAATCACAAACATTCCAAAATCGGAGTCACAATGAAAGCATTTCTTTGGCGCATTCTATATGCCGCAGTTTGTTTTATTTTATTCTGGATGGTGTTTCCTCTCTTTCTTGAAGTTATTCATGCACCGATTAATGGTTCTTTAGTAGAGTTAATGAGAATTGTGTCTATTGCTTTAGCGATTCTTTACGCTTTATTCGGTGGCACACCTCCGATGCCATTTTAAAGTTGGTGAGTGCTGAGATACACAGCAGTGAAAACCTACTGGGAACTTGTTATGAGGAAGTCTCAAGATTGCAGTAGCCACCTTTCTTATGTTTGGGGAACATAAATGTCAACAATAGCAGCCGCAATGAGTGGTGTTCCAGTCAATCAGCAGACTGCTGGTGTTACAGGTAATGGAACAATTTTAGCATTACCTCCTAGTTTTAGAAATCATACGTGGATAGTTACTGCGGCTGCTGGAGTGAGTGCTGGAGCAATAACAGTAGAAACATCTAATTCAGATAGTGACGCTGGAACATGGGCTGTAGTTCCAATGGCTAATAGCATTGCAAATCCTTTAACAGTTGTTGCCGGTGCAGATTTAATGATGGAACATACTGGTTTGTTAAATTTTGTTAGAGCTAGAATTTCAACAACAATTTCAGGTGGAGGTGCTCCTTCTGTTACAGTTGTTTATGAGGGAGCAAAGAGTTACTGATAATAGAAAAGAATAAGAATGAATTATTTAATGAAATCAAAAAGTTGTATTGGGATTTGGAAACATTTCCAAATGATATTAGACAATTATCTGAAGAACGACGTATTAGATATGAAGAGTTAATAAAACAGATTCGAATACTCGTGGACCAGTGGAAGTTGAAAAGAGTTGAATGAATGAAACGTTTCCTGCTCTTGGCAGTTCTCGTCACTTCGTTATTTCGCGCGAACACAGTGAGCGCGCAGACTACAATCATAGGACCAAATAGTTTATTTAGTTGGGATATGACAAATACGCCTTTAGCAACTGCTAATACATTAGTGTATACAATTACTGTAGATGCAACGGCTCCTAAAGTGCTAACTCCATTTACTTGTATTGGTAGTGTAACTGTTCTGACAACTACAACCTGTTCAGTTAATGCTATTGCAGCATTGCCAATGGGAACACATTCATTAACAATGACAGCCGCAAGCGGGGCTTTAGTCTCAGCTCCATCAGCATTGTATTCATACACTGTGATGTTAATCACAATTCCAACAAATCTCAGGGTTCAGTAATGTGAGTTGGGACGGTGTTGATAGGAGAGTTGGTCAACAGAGAGTTGGGCAAAGAAGACATCAAATTAGTATGAATAGATACAACGAACAAGAAGTAATTGCTTTTCAACAGATTGTAATGGCTACATATCAGGAGGCTAACAAGCCTCTTGATCTTTCTAATGTAGTATGGGCTGCTCGTATGACATATGATGCTATTACGATAGGATATTTGGCTAGCCAGAATAAACACTTAGCGGAGCTTCGGACAGAACTCGGATTGGGAGCATAAAATGGATTGGGCAAAGTTTGCAACTATCATCGAAGCCGTCTTGCCAGGTATTCTTTTCTCGGTGAATCCTGCATTTGGTTTCATTGCTAGTGATGTAGTAGCATTAGTTAAGAAGGTGGAAACGGCTGGAACCACTGGACAAGATAAATTGAATGCAGTAGTAATGGCAGCCGGAGACGTAGTTGACCAGGTAAATACTGCTTCTGGAAAGATTGTTATCGATCCTTCATTGATTAAGACAGACCTTCCATTGGGTATAGCATTAGGAATTGATTTAGTTAATAAGATTGGTGGAAAGACTCCTGTGCCAGTTATTCTAAAGCCGACTGTCTGAATGAGAAAAGAAGATGAAACGAGCATTGCATTTCGTGCTTCAAGATTCGTTGAAGCTCATATGTTCTGCCGCTGTGGGATTCCAATTAGAGAATGTCTTCCAGAAGACATATCTCATCCAAAAGCTAAGAGTTTCTGCGGTAGATGTAAACTTCTAATTCGAGAAGAAGTGAAGTGAACGTTCCGAGTGTATTATTTATTGAATTAGCTCTTGATTCATTTGATACACTTGGTGTGAAGTTTATGATGGATGAGATTAGAGAATTTCGTAAACTTCCATCAGAGAGCTTAGATAAGTTGATAGAGGAGTTACCTATTACATGGAAAGATAATACGGCTGGATACACAGACATAGAAAGGGGATATTTGTTAGGGTTGCAAACGGCTAATATGATGCTCCTTTCATTTTTCAAATATGAATCATTAAAGAAGTAATGAATATTTCACTTTCTGATCCTGGTAATGGATTATACGAAGATTTTGTCCGTGAGAAAAATATAAAACCTCATCCAGTTCAAGAAGAGCTTTTACAATTACCTGATCAAATCTTTGAGGCTTTATATGGCGGAGCGGCATACGGTGGTAAAAGTTGGATACTCACATTGCTTCCTTTATTTAGAGGATTCTATAAGTTTCGTGGGTTCAAGGGGATTATCTTCAGACGCAAATTTCCTGACTTGGAAAAAGAGATTATCCGTCTCTCAAAAGAATACTATCCCAAGACGGGAGCGAAGTATAACGAACAGAAACATAGTTGGGAATGGCCAGAATTTAACTCTTATCAAGACTTTGGACACGTCCAACACGACTCTGATATAAGTCAGTATGATAGTTCTCAATACAATTATTGTGCATTTGATGAATTGACACATTTCAGTGCTCACCCCTATCACTACATGGTTGGCTCTCGTGTTCGTCCTAGTAGTTCTTTCAATATCGCTTTTGTGCGAAATGGCTCTAATCCTGGTGGCATTGGTCAAACGTTTGTTTATAATCGTTTCGTCCGTCCGCATGAAGATGGACATAAAGTTATAAGAGATGTTAATACTGGACTCTTACGAATTTTCATTCCGGCGAAAGCAGAAGATAATCCATATGGAATGGAATATGATCCTCTTTATGTTAAGAAACTTGAAATCCTCAAACAAGTAAGTGAAGCCGAATATAGAGCTAAACGGTGGGGAGATTGGCACGCTTTCAAAGGTTCAGTCTTTACAAGTTTTAGACCAATGCGATTTCCTGGTGAACCAGATAATGCATTGCATGTTATACCACGTTTTCAGATCCCAGAATGGTGGCCCAGAATATTGTCAATTGACTGGGGAAAGCGTGCGATGTGCTATGCGATGTGGGGAGCCGTTAGTCCAAGTCATAAGGTTTATGTATACAGAGAACGAGCTTGGTATGGACGTGATGTTGCCTTCTGGGCAAGTGAAATAAGACAAATTCATAATGAGAATGGCGAAATGCCTGCTCATACCGTCTTGTGCGGAAGTGCTTGGCAGAATAGAGGCGGTGAATTGATTTGTGATGAGTTTCAGAAATATTCTGATTTGGTTCCTTCAAGTTCTGAAAACACATCCGGAAGCCGCGTCGCTGGAATACAACTGATTCATGATTTTTTAAGGTGGGAAAAGAAAGCAACTTTGATATCAAAAGGTGAATTCTATGACATGCAGTTAGCGCAGGAAATCTATAGGAAATATGGTCCGGAAGCATTAGAAGCTTATAAGAAACAGTTTTATGATGAGCCAGAAGAAGAGAATCTTCCAATCCTACAGATATTCGATAATTGTAAAACTCTTATAGATACGATTCCATTAGCAATGTATGATGAGAAGAAGGTTGAAGACGTTGCTGAATTTGAGGGAGATGATCCCTTAGATGATCTTCGATACTTCTGTAAGGCTGCAAAGAGGTTCATTTCCGGAGAGATTACAGGACTGGACGTTGCGGCTAAGAAACAAGTTGTAATTCAGAAATATCAAGAGAATGGAGATATGACAGCTTTTTATCGACAACTCGAGAAAATTGAGAGCGAGAATCGAGCTTCGCTCGCAGATTGTTTGCCTGTTTCACGAAGGTCAAGGTTTGCAAGGAGAATGCACTAATGTTTAGATTCATTTCATTTCTTCTTGGAAGAACTTGGGAACCTTGCAAATCATGTGAGAACTTGAAACAACAACTTGAATTTGAACGTTCCGAAAAAAGACTATTAATAGATACATTAGTTGCTATTGTGAAGCCGAAAGAAATAGAGGCTCCACCTGTAGAAATAAATCAGATAGCTCAGTCTTCATCCTTGTTTTCTAGACGAAGAGCAGCTCTTGAAGAAGCAGATCGAGTTAAAGCAAAGATTGAGGCAGAGAAGAAATTTGTAGGTTTGCCAGATTATCTTAAAGATGTTGATGATAAAGGAATTACTAAATTAGAAAGAGAACTTGGTGTATCACATGAAAAGGAGAGCTAATGGCAAATGCAGCTCCGGCAACTGTAACGGTAACAGGAACAACTGGCCCAGGACAGGCAGTAACGGCATTGAAGTTTACAGATGTGAATGGTATTGAATTTGATTTTTATCATAACCTAATTAAAGTTAACAGAGCCGGAAGCGGCAGCACCCAGATATATGATTACTCTGCTATAAATACAGTAACATTAACAATAAGTGCAGGCGTGACTGCCGTCGTGATTAGCACTTAGCACTGAGCGATAGCGAAGTGGCAAATCAACCAGTAATTGTTGCTTCAGTTAAAATTACCACAAGAGATATTAATGGTAATAATACTGCTAAACAATTCAACTCTGTCTTTGGTGTGAGTTTTGATTACAATAAGGGAATGATTAATATTGTAGATGCTACTGGATCATTTTATTTCTCTCTAAGTGCAGTAGTTGCATTTACAAATGTAATAGCTGGCGGCCTCACAAACTTTCATACTATAACTATTATTTGATTATGACAAAAATGATTCGCAAGTTTAGGTCTGGTTATCAACTATCAGTAGAGTTTCGTAGCGGATCATGGTTTGTTACAGCTAAATCAGTAAATGAAAAAGAGTTTAGTACACATTGTGGTCCATATTCTACAATGGATCAAGCTATATGGTGGATTAAGAATATTAGAGAGAAATAATAATGCCTGCATGGAATTCATCTTCGTTAAGCTTTAGTGATGGGATGACTCGTCATAAAGGTAGTGGATTATTAAAAAATACTAAAGAGCGAGTATCTAAACAGCAGATAATGGGACATAAGATGTTTGGTGGAAAGAGAGGAAAACATGGTGAAGATTTTAAAGTTGGCTCAAAAATGTTCAGAAAAAAAGGAAAAGATGTAGGAAAGAAAGGTGCTATTAGCAGCACTCCACATGGCGGAATTTCTCCGAGCGTAGAAGAGTTCGATGACATGCTCAGTGGAGATAAGAAAAAGAAGAAGACTTTGTTTAATAGGAAGAGTTTTGGGTAAATAATGCCAAGTGGTAAGAAAAATAAAGGTATTGGTCCATCACAAGAAGTGTTTGATGAGATTACAAAGAAATCTGTTCCTAAGAAACATGCTTTGTGGAAACCTAAGAGTCTCCCATTATTAAGGAAAAAATAATGAGTAAAGATTACGATGATGAAATAGCAGTTTTATTGAAGACGGTCGCAGACCACTTCGATAAAGAAGATAGAATAACTCGTGAAAGACAAATACGCCATTGGAGAAGGCTTAAACTCTATTGGGCGAATTTTTCTTTAATTTATTGGAGTGAATCAGCTCATGATTACAGAGTTTATAACAGAGATGCAAATACCCAAGACACAGACCAAGATTATTACGACAAACCCGTCAATGTCTTCAAAGCCTTCCTCGAAACAATAATCGCAGCATTATCCATTCAGATACCTGCGGTAAGCTGCGTTCCTGATGATGCTGAGAACCCATTAGATGCACAAACGGCTAAAGCCGGAGACAAAATAGCCGAATTAATATATAAACATAATGATGTAATGTTCTTGTGGCTTCATGCGCTTTATATATATTGCACTGAGGGAATGATTGCCTGTTATTCGTATCTTGATAGTGACAAAGAATATGGAACATATCAGAAACCTAAATATAAAGATGAAGAAGTCGAAGCTCACGTATGTCCGAATTGCGGCAGTAGAGTTCCAGATGAAATGTTCTCTCAGGAAGAAATGAGTGAGTTCTCTCCTGATGAAGATGACGTTGAACTTCATTCTAAAATCTCCGAAGAAGGACCTGTTTGTTTAGAATGTGCAGCTCAATTAGATCCTCAACTTCAAAAGACTAAATTAATAGTTCCTAGATTAGTTGGATACACAGCCGAACCTAAATCAAGAATATGCATGGAGATGTATGGAGGATTATATGTTAAAATTGCAAATTATGCTAAGAAACAGAAGGACACTCCCTATTTGATTTATTCATATGAAACACATTATGCGAATGCTCTCGAATGTTATCCAGATTTAAGAGGGAAAATTCCACATGGCGGTTGGAGTAATGTAGGAGTTAATGATCCGTATGAGCAATATGGAAGATTGAATACACAATACAGAGGTGAATTTCCAGATGAACAAGTAACTGTTAAGAATTGTTGGTTAAGGCCGGCAGCCTTTAATGTGGTCAATGATGATGATTGTAAGAAGTTACATAAAAAGTTTCCTGATGGTTGCCGTTATGTGATGGTTAATGACATTCCAGCAGAGTATGAGAATGAAAGTTTAGATGACCATTGGACATTGACACAGAATCCAATGAGTGATTTCTTAAACCATGATCCACTTGGGGAGCTAGTTACAAACATTCAAGATATTGTTAATGATTTAATTAGTCTCACATTACAAACTATTGAACATGGAATTGCTCAGACATTTGCCGACCCGGCCGTTGTCAACTTCAATGCGCAACGACAAATTGAAGCACAACCAGGAACATTAAGTCCTACAAAGCCTGTAAGTGGAAGCAAGAATATCAAAGAATCATTCTTCTCTTTGCAGCTCGCAAGTCTCTCTCCGGAAGTGATGAATTTTTATAAGATTGTTCAAGAGCTTGGGCAATTCGTTTCTGGAGCATTACCGAGCATATTCGGCGGCAATCAGAATGCAGGGAGTTCAAGGACGGCAAGTGAATACGCAATGTCTAAAGGAATGGCATTGCAAAGATTACAAACTCCTTGGAGAATGATGACTATTTGGTGGAAGACTATTTTTGGTAAAGTTATTCCGATGTATATAAAAGGTATGGTTGAAGATGAGAGAATTGTGGAAAAAAATGAACAAGGAAACTTTGTTAATGTTTTCATTCGTAAAGCTGAGACAGATGGTAAAATCGGAAGCATTGAATTAGAGCCGGATGAGAAGTTGCCGGTAAGTGACGAACAAAAAGCTGATATGATTATGAATCTATTCCAAATAAATAATCAGGCATTAACGGCAGCATTAATGGACCCAGATAACTTGCCGTATATTGCTGAGGTTGTAAGGATTCCAGAGTTTAAGATTCCAGGAGCAGAGGATAGGCAGAAGCAGTATGAAGAAATTCTTGAGCTTGTTAATGGAGCGCCGATTCCTCCAAGCCCTGAAGAAATGCAGCAATTCCAGATTGCATCTCAATCCGGACAGCAAGTTCCACAGCCTCAAGAAAAGCCAAGCGTCGAAATTGATCAAGATGTAGACAATCATCAAATAGAAGCTAGCATTTGCAAGAGTTGGTTAATCTCTTCAGCCGGAAGGCTGGCAAAGACTGAGAATCCTAATGGATATAAGAATGTATTATTACATATGAAGGCTCATATGGCAATTGTCCAGCAACAGCAGCAAGCACAACAATTGCATGATGACCAAATGATGTTGGCGAGTGGTCAAAAGCCGCATCTGCCTAAACTTGGTGAACCTAAACAGCAATCACAGCAGAAGAAACCTCCTGCTAAAGCAGGAAAGATAAGTGGAGAACATAATGCCAGCACCCCCATCCAGTAATGTTTTAGATGTTAATAAGCCGCCTACACCGAAAACGGCTGATGATATCAATGACATGTTTAAGGAGTTTGATGTTGAGACAGAAACTCCTAAACCAGAGAAAAAGGAACCTAAGCCTAAAGAAGAAGTTGAAGATAAAGAAGAGAAGGATGATGAATTAGAGTTAATTGAACCAGAAGAAGAAGTTGAGAAGTTAGATCTTAAAGAAGATAGCGAGCTAGAAATAGATGCTCCACCGAGAAAGAAAGAAATTCTAGCTAAATATCCAGAGTTATTTAAAACGTTCCCATTTCTCGAGAAAATGCTCTATCGAGATAGACAATACTCTGAGCTGTTTGGAAGCTTCGATGATGCGAAGGAAATTGCTGAACGCAGTGAATCATTCGATCAGTTTGAATCACAGTTGTTATCTGGTGATACTGAGCAGATTCTACGCGAAGTGAAGGATACAGACGAGAAGGCATTTAACTTAATTGTAGACGAATATCTCCCAACTCTTTGGAAAGTTGATAAAGAAGCTTATAAGCATGTTACAGGGAATCTATCGAAGCGGCTAATTATGGAAATGGTTCAAGAAGCCAATGATACAGACAATGCGGATTTAAAGCAAGCTGCACTCTTAGTCAATCAATTTGTTTTTGGAACGGCAAAATTCTCCGCACCCTCAAGACTTGTTGATAAACAGTCTACGACTGAAAATGATGAAGTCGTGCAGGAGCGGCAATCTTTATTAAGAGAGAGATTTGAGAGCGCACGTGATGATTTGCAATCTCAGGTTGATAATACATTGAGAGCAACTATAAGTGATTATATTGATCCTAAAGGGAAGATGACAGCATATGTAAAGAAGAATGCTGTTGCAGATGCGATGAGAATCTTAACCGACGCAGTCGCAGATGATCCTTCTGTTTCCAAAAATCTTAATAATCTTTGGAGAGCCGCAAGCACCTCTAAATTTTCTGATAGAAATGCCCTTGGTAAAATTAAATCATTCTATTTGTCTAAGGCTAAAGGCAATTTGAAGAATGCAATTCTGAAAGCCAGAGCTGAAGCACTGAAAGATCTTCCTCAACACAATCAGAGAGAAACTGATGATGAGGAAATAGAAAGTGAAACAAACTCTCGGAGACAACCGAGAAATATTCCACCTGGCAGACCTCGCCAAGAAAAAGGGAAAAATGATGGTCCAAGAAAAGGAGAATCTGTAACCGATTTCTTTATGAGGGATTAAACTATGCCAGGTGCTGTAGTAGAATCAGTTGTTGCTGGTACAGAACTCGAAAAGGTGCTGCCGAAGGTGACCACTGTTTTTGAAAGTGACGACACGTTTTTCGGTAATATTAAGAAGAGAGATGTTGAGATAGTTAGCTATCGTGAGATGCGTGCTCCAATGGAATTAAGGCCAGGAGGACGTTTTCAATATTTTAACCCTGATGGTGGAGATATGGGACGAGGCGGCGGTCCAACTTGGGACAAAGCCGTTTTGCGCCCAGTTTTTCTATCAGAGAATATTGAATATACGAAATTAACTCAGTGGAGCACTGATGATCGTAGAAAGAGTGTTATAAATGCTGTTCGTAGATTAACTGCAGGTGCGACAGTAGAAATTAAAAGACAATTAGATGCCCAGCTTCAGGGAACTGGAACTGGACAAGTAGGAACTATTATTGCCGTAACAACGGCAGGTGGAGTTGATACATATACATTAGATGCAGAATTTGGTGCTCGACTTGTTCGATACGATCAAGTTGTGCAGATATTTGATACTACCCTTTCTATTTTCCGTGGCAAAGGTGTTGTTACATTATGGGACGTTGAGAATAAGCAAATTAGTGTAACTCCAGCTATTCCTGGTGCTGTTGCAACTGATGTGTTAATTGTAGATGGATTAACAAATCCTACAGCACTTCCTGGTCTTTACGGAGTGCCATATCATCACTCTAATGCTTCTACTGGAACATGGTTAGGATATGATAGGGCAACTACACCAGAAATTCGAGCGAATCGTGTTAATGGTGGAAATAGTGCTCTAACGCTTCCGTTGCCAAGACTAGCAATTAACAAGATTGGTAATAGAGTTGGTATTGACAATAACTTCGATCCTCATGCTTGGACACATCCTTGTCAAGCACAAGCTTATGAAGAAATTGGTCAATTAATCTCTATTATTCATAAAGCACCAAAAGATGAAAGTTTGAATCTTTACTTTGGTGATAATATGCAGTTAGCCGGAGCGCCCATTAAACAGCACTTTAATTGGAGTAAAAAAAGAATAGATTTCGTCGTCAGCTCAATCTGGGGCAGAGCGGAAATTCTTCCTATCGGATTTTATACGTCCGATGGTCGGAGAATTTTTGAATTGCGCGGAGCGAGCGGTGGCGTAGCTGCTGCGGATATCTTTTACATGGTTGTTGGGTTCCAAACATTTGTTTTAAACCCAGCCGCAACCGCTTACATCGATCAATTAGCCATACCAAGCGGATATTAGTAGGAGAAAAAAAATGAGTGATTTACTCTTTCAGCAGCTTTCAACAGTACAAGATATTGGACAGCCTGTTCCGCAAACTATTGCTAGTGCCGCTACGATATCTCCATCTACATTTCTATCATTTATTACTGGAACTGTTCAATTACAGACTATGAATCCATTTACTACTGGTGCTCATATGGTTGCTCTTGTATTTACTGCTGCCATTCCTACGGTCATTCCGGCTGGAACTGGTGCTGGAAACTTTAAAGCTGCTATTACACCTACACAAAATGTTCCTGTTCTTTGTATTTGGGATCCTATTACTCAATTATGGTGGGCTGGTGTTTTGAAGCCGTCTTAGTCGTTGGCTCCGCTACTATAATTCTGTAGTAGCGGAGCAGTTCTCTGTTCCGAAAGGAATGGCCGAAAGGCTGGAGAAAAGGAATTTATGGCAACAGTGACGATGGACCCAGACGTTAGATCATGGACACCGATTAACCTCTGGGCAATGATTCGTGCTCTTATTAACAACAATTGTCCGATTCTAACAATAAACGGAACTCAGTTCCCAATAGTTAACGGCGTTAATGGAACCTTCATCGGACAAGCTGGTAAAGGCTCTCTTTTAATTGACTTTGCGAATGGTTTATTGTATCAGAATACAGGAACAATATCTAACGTACAGTGGGCAGCAATTGTAGAGAATCCTCCTGGTGGTGGTGCTTCTGCATCAAATACAGCCCCATATCTTCCTACTGCATTAACAGCAAGCGGAGCTATTAATCCAGCTCTTACTGCTACATATGTTATAACTAAGAATGGCGCTGCTGCATTGACGCTTGCGGCTCCTATTCCTGGTCCTCTAGCATCTGGTGGTAATGATGGAGTAAACATTATTATCACTTCAAATACACCATATCAGCATGTTATTACTGCTATTGGATTGTTAGTGACTGGCACTCCTGCTGTAAATTATGTTACATTCCCACAGTATGCAGGTGGCGAAGTTGACCTTATGGCTTACAATGGCAAATGGATTGTGTTGAATTCTCAGGTTGTTTCATTCCAGTAATGATTTGAGGGAATAACGATGCAAGACTTTGTTCAAAAAGATGGTGTGACGATGTTAAATACTGCGCAATTACTTGGTACTATAAGTGTAGTTACTATTAAATGTCCTTGTAAACAAATTATTATGGGACAAATGGGGCAGTCTATTGTTTGCACATCTTGTAAAAGAACATGGTATGTATCCTCTCAAGCGAAGATAATAGTTAATGAGATTGCTGCTGATCAATCTAAAATAATTGATACTAACAGTTTACTAGCTCAGTAATGAAGGCGTGTTGAGGGAGCCTTTCTTTTCTCGCAATTTTGACGAGAATGATTGGTCAATTCTGACCTGTTGGAAAGGCGGAGAGTGATATGTCATTAGGTTCCATTGCCGGTTCGGTAACACCAGCGTTGAGCGTTTTACCCGTTACAAGTAGAGATACTGGATTAGGTGATTCTGCTAACTATTATGTAGCTTCTAATCCTACACCTGGTACTGGTATTATTACAGGCCATCCCACCACACTGGTGAGTACGACGCCTGCACTAATACTATTTAATGGAGGTTTGTTAAACGTTTATCTTCTGTGGATGAGACTTGGAATTACGGTAGCTAGCACAGGTAACGTAACCAATACGAATTTCTCACATAGTATTGATGCTGGTAATAGGAATTTGGGTAATACAGCCGGAACGGCTCTAACCATTAACAATACAAATATTATGTCTAACTCTAAGTCTTCTGTGCAAGCCACATTTGGTGCTATTACAGGTGCTACTGCTGCATCTAGTAACGAGCGTATTATGGGTAATGATTGGTTTAGAGTTGCTTTGATTGATATTGTTGGTGATGTCTATGAATGGCAATATGGAACTCCTGCAATGGTGGGTGTTGGTTCAACTCCTGCAACAGTCTGTAACTTTATCAGGAGTGCTCCTGCTATTGTTTTACAGCCGCAAAGCTCATACGTGTTGAATGTCTGGGCTCCAACTACATTTACAACTGGTATCACCTTCGAAGTCCAGATCGGCTTTGCTGAAAAGTGAAAAAGGAGAATTGAAAAAATGTCATTAGGAAGTCCGTCAGCATTAAGTGTTGTTCCTGTTACTGGTAGAGATACTGGTCTTGGTGACTCTGCTAACTATTATGTTGCTGTTACTGCTACACCTGGCACTGGTCAGGTTACTGGTAACCCAACATCTCTTGTTAGCACTACACCAGCTTTAGTTGTATTCAATGGTGGATTGCTAAACGTATATCTAATCTATCTCCGCCTCTCCTCGACTGTAGTCGGTGGTGGTGCTGCAACTAAACAGTTTACACATCAAGTAGATCAGGGTAATAGATTTACATCTGGTGGTGCTGCTCTTACAATTAATAACACAAATATGATGGCTAATGCTAAGTCATCTGTTCAGGCTAACTTTGGTGCTATTACTGCTACAGCTCAGACTGCTAACGTTCGTAACTTAGGAAATGATTGGTTTAGGGTTGCGTTAGCTGATGTTGTTGGTGATGTCTATGAATTTCAATATGGTTCTTGTATGGGTGATGCAGTTGGTTCTTCACCTGCTACAGTTGCTAACTTCTGTCATATTGCTCCGGCTGTTGTATTGCAGCCGCAGAGTTCGTATTTGCTAAATATTTGGTCTGCTACATTTTCTGCTGGTATTACATTTGAAGTTGAATTAGCTTTCGCGGAGAAGTAATCGTTCAGGCTATGTCCAGAGAGATGCTGATTTCTCTCTGGACATAGGGATTTTATGGAAAATCCTTTTCGGAAGAGCAAAGATCCATTTCCGCATGAATCGAAAGCGCAATCTACGATTGATAACGAGGTAAAACAATTAGAAGAAATGGCTAAGTTGGAAGAGGTGAATCCGGCTGAAGTAATTAAAGAATTTGGTCTAGAAAGTAACATCCCTATAAACCACCCATATTGGAGAAAAAGAAAGTGATATATGGAATTAAGAGAAACAATAGAAAATATAAATAAGAAGTTAAAGGAAGAGTTCGGCTATGAATTGGATGGTAGACCGCGTTTTCGAGTAGTTTTTTCTGATGACCAATTCGAAAAGAGATGGATTCAATTTACAGATGAAGGATTTCCTCTTCTAGAACCAGAAGTTAGAGAGTTGCCAAAATATAGGCAGTTTATTCAACAGAAATATATTTTAGAGAGGCTTGTTCCAGTCATAGGAGAAACTGATCTAACTGAAAAGATGTCATATGAACCTTGCTGGGTTTTTCAAGATAAGAATCAGAACTATCTCCCGCCTTTCTATGACGGCTGTAAGTTGGTAATAGATTCTATGTATATGAAGATGGGACGTAAAGATGGATTTGCTAAATATAAAGATCCTAATATTACTGAAGAGGCTAGATTAGCTCACATTGAAAAGGTTGAGAAAGAATTGTTTGGGAATGAAACGAATGTTGGGGATGCATTAGCTTACGGAAGTGGCGTAACAGTACCAGAAATGCCTTCAAAGTTAGTTCATTAGAGGATAAAGATGCCTGAAGAAGTCGGGAAACCAATAATAGCCGGAAACACCCAAATGGAATTTACTAATACGATGTTAAATAGGAGAAAATTACGACAGTCTGTCAAAAACTCATTAGATAAATGTACGATAGTGAGTATTTTTCCTAAAGTCATTGACGAAGATAAATATACGATTCAACCAGGTAAGTTTCATATTGAGAAAGGAACACTAGAGAATCCAGCTATTCTGGTTATTGGTGGTTCTAGTTGGTGGAAAGACTTTGATCCTGATCAAGATCCATTAGAAATGCCACGATCTTCTGTGGAAGTGGCTAATGCTGTTATTACTGATTACTGCAATAGCATGGTTGGTGTTATTCCTGGAACAGCAAGCCCCGGACTATTTTTCGTTACTGGGGAGAAAAAACTCTTAGAAATTAAGTTAAATTATAAAGAAGAATTAAAGAAAGCAGATGAAAAGCAGAATCAATGGTATCAGATACTGATTAGATTAGCTGATAGTTTGTGGGCTAGGGGAAATGGGAACCCATTAGTGATTATGGATGATATGCGCCTTGCCGCTCGCAGCTTGCATTTTGACGATAAACCTTGGCTGAAAGATTTCCAAGCAATTCAGCGAGTTCCATGCAAGTTCTGTGGAAATCTTAAAGATCCAAATTATCCTATTTGCGGTGTTTGCCGAGCTGTTGATACATCTCATCCACTTGGAAAAGACGTGAAGTTTGCCGTCTAATGCCTATTCCTGCTAACATAATCGGTATTGTTGCTGGATTAATGAATGATTCAGCTCAAACGCAATACACGAATACTGTCTGTCTTCCATTCTTAAATCTTGCATTAGATGAGCTGCAAGAAATTTTTGAGCTGAATTCAATTCCAGTAACGAATGAAACGAGTGGAATTATTACAGTTCCTTCTGGAGTTAATGAAATAGGATTTGATACAGTTCCAGCACTTCCAAGTGGATTAATTGAGATACAGCAATTGTGGGAATCTCCCACAGGATTAAATAAATGGACACCTATGGATAAGAAGGAATTTCTTCCACATTATTTAGAAGATAATACAACGATTTCTATGTTCTTAATTTGGGCTTTGGAGAGTGGAAATGTTAATTTTATAGCCGCAAACAGCATAATCGATTTAAAGATAGACTACACAGCTAATATGTTCAATACACCTATAGCGATAGGAAATATTGGAAATAATCTTCCATTCACTAATATTGGAACATATTTAGACTATAAGACAGCCGCGCTCTGCGCATTTTTCATTGCAGAAAATGAGTCACGAGCGGCTGCTTTGGATTCATTAGCTGGAACTGCTTTAAGTCGGGCACTCGGTATTCCTGTGAAGGGGATGCAATCTATCACGACGAGAAGGCGACCATTTAGAGCGAGTTATAAACGTCGTGGAGTAGTGTATTAAATGAGTGTCCGCGACCATACTGGCATAGCAATCTCCACATTCAATGGATTGTGGGATAGAGGGGATGTCGATACAGTTCCTCCAGATCACTTCAGTTCAGGGAATAACTTCGATTTTGTTGGTGGAAGTTCATTTAGAACACGTCCTGGAATTGCAATTAGTCAAACAGTATTAGTTCCATTATCAAATATTAAGAGAATCTATAACTATCCCACGCAGAGTGCAAATACGTTAATGGTGCTAACGGCTGATGAAATTACTGGAGCCGGAAACGTATATCACGTAGTTAGCCCTTCAATTGTTTATGGTCCAATATTAACTATTGCTGCTATGACCGATTTTGCATTTGTTCCATTTGCTGGAAGAGCATATATTTCACCATTTTCTGATTATACAAATGGTGCATTAACTTTTCAGAGAGGATTACAGAACGATTTCGTATACGTATATGCTGGTGATGGCACTCCTGCTAGAAAAGCTGCTGGCAGCGGAATGACTGGCACAATGACAATTTCTAATGGTGCTGCTGGTCATACAGACCCAGGATTTAAAGTATTTGGGTTTGTTTCTCAGACAGTTTCTGGATATAATGGCCCGCCAACAATTCTAACAACATTCACAACTGCTGCTGCAAGCTCTGTTTCATTTGGAAATATTCCTACAAGTGGTGATCCAAATGTAGTGAAAAGATTGTTAGTAGCAACGAAGTCGATTCCAACTTATAATGGTAATCCGAGTGGTTATCAATTCTTTTTTGTTCCCAACGCAATAATTAACGATAATACTTCAACGTCTCTGAATAACATTTCTTTTTATGATGCTGATTTGTTAGCTGATGCAACACATTTATTGCAGAATTATACGTCAATTCCAGCCGGAGCAGTTCTCTCAGTTTATCATAACCGTCTTGTCGTAGCGGCAACATATACAGATATCTCACTGGCGCTCGTTAGCCAAGCTGGAGAGCCGGAAGCTATTAATAAAATCACAGGTCTTATTGTCGTTCCTCTTGATGGAAATCCGATTACAAATGCACAAGAACTCCGTGATGTATTATACGTATTTAAACGAGCTAGAACAGTAGCTTATAGTGATAATGGCGGAGAGCCGTCCTCATGGCCTTTAATTCCAATAGATGCCGCTTTAGGAACATCAGTTCATGGAATTGCGACAGTTTTAGACTCTGGAACGGCATCTGTAGACTTTCTTATTATATGCACGTATCAGGGAATAAATCTCTTCAATGGAACATATATTACTTCAATGTATAATGCTCCGACGAAAGAACTAACCTGGAAAATTTCTAACTTATGGCAAGGACTTGATAGAAATAAGTTTGGAAGAATTCAAATCATCGATGCACCGATTGAAAAGAAGATTTACTGCATTCTTCCAACTCGTCAACTTCTCGTCGGTAATTATGCTAATGGATTAGACTTTAAATCTATTAGATGGTCTCCTTGGTCATTTAGAATGGGTATTAATACAGTTGCTATTCAGAATATTAATGACATTATTTTAGGAGCAGATTTAAATTAGATGGGCACTTTTACCATAAAACCTACGTCATTAGTGAGTGGTGGAATACCATTTACTAATTCAGGCAGTATTACTATTCCTGGATGGTATGATACTATAGATGCTAATACGCTCCTACAATGTCTATTAGATCCTACAGATGTGAATCAATTACAGGTTGGAGCTACTGCAATTAGTGCTTTTTCTGATACTATAAAATTTGGTTGTTCTGGGCCATCTATATATTTAGATGGTTCTATTACTCCAATTGACTTTAATCATCTTCCAGGTGGATTTACTGCAACATCAGCAATAATTAAAGTAGATCTTCTTGCCATTCAAAATCCTGATAGTGGTCCTCCAACTCAATATAATCTTTTACGAACTGGTGGTATAGGAACAGTTAACGTTACCAGTTACCTATATGATTTTACAGGTTTTCCTAAACCTTTAATGTTAGATATCGTTAATAATGGGATGGGTATTAGTGTAATTCTCAATAGTCAAGCTCTTACTGGTGGAGCAGCTATTGTTTTTGGTTATCTTAGAATTGAGGGAACTTATACGATTGTTAATTCTCAGTTCACTTTGCAAACTACAACTCCAGTTTATGTAGGAGATAAAATTAAGCTTACTGGAGCTGCTCCTAATAATGTGTTAGATGGAGTTGCACAAATAACACTAACAACTCCAGCCGGATTGACCGTAACCGTTCCATCGTATGACATAATAGTTCAACAGCCAGGTCAGCTTTGGTTCTATGTTCCATCTGGGTTTTATTCAGCGAATCAAGATCAGTCTCCACTTCCTGTAACTATCACTTTAATAGGAAATGGAAAGCAATTTTCTGGTTCAGTTGCCGCTGGCGTCATAACAATTTTATTTGCAGACGCCTCTGGGATTTACATTCTCTCAAAAACTCAGACTAACGACATTCTCTATTCTAGGTTTGGATACACTACTGATTCTAATGTGTTAATGATACCAGATTTGAGTTTGATGGAGACTGATGAGGCAACTTATGATGACTTTTATGATCTATTAGGTTATCCGAAGCAAATAATGACTCAGAATGATATTAGTGATGAGAATGAGAATTTTGAGTCTGATTATTTCTCTGTAACTCCAAGTTCTCGACTTGTTGCCACTCTAATAAATGTAGAGATTCCAAGTCCGTTCATTGAAACTGCCTTTCTGCCTTGAAGGAGATTTAATTTGGCTCAGAACAGAAGTCTTCGAGTCGGCCCATTGGCTTTAACGAATACTCTAACTACAAACATATTAAATCCAGCCGCAGCCGGTGCAGGAACTGGATATACTCCCTCAGCAAGTTATATTATTCTTAGACATATTAGAATTGTAAATAAGACAGCAGGCGCAGTCACTTTTAGCCTGTGGCTTGGTGCTACAGGTGGAAACGTAGCTGGAACTGAAGTTATTGGAAATGCTTTATCTATAGCTGCTAATGCTGCATATGATTGGTATGGAATACTTAGGCTCGATGCGGCTGATTTCCTTGTTGGTGGAGCAAGTGCAAATACATCATTAACTTTTGAAGCAGAGGGAGAAGTTGGCTTAGCATAAAGAATGGCTAAGAAGAGTTCGAGTGGCGAAGAAGTAATAAATCACTACGGAGCTGTTCGTCTACGTGTTAACGGCTCTGCTAGTTTACAGATGACATTTTTCAGTTTGGATAAGACTCTACAAAACATCTTAGTTCCAGTTCCATTACAGTCATTAACGGCAGTTGAACCTAATCGTTTAGGTAATTTTACTCAACAGAGAGCTAAATTGATGATTAGAACTACAGAAATAAATGAAACTTTTCAAATTTCCAAAATTATAGTTTTCGTTAAACCAGTCGCTAAATCGTGGCCTGAAACATCTTGAGCTTCGATCCTACTCGTCTCTATACGACATTACTAATTACAGGTCTGCAAACTAAAGATAATGCTTTATATCAACTATTGCATAATTTGATTAAAGCTATTGCTGATATTAATGTGACAACTAATACACTAAGTTCTGGGAGTGGTGGAACAACTATAACTAATCAAATAATTCAGAGTTTATCTGGAATAGATATTGTAGATAGTTTCGATGAACCTATAATTGTTATTCCCTCCATTCAGAATTTATCTTCTCCATTTAATCAGGGAGATATTCTTGTTATTGGTCCTAGTGGAATAATTACTTCAATTCCTGATGTAGCTATCAATAGTGTTCTTATTTCAAAAGGCGTGGGCGTCATTCCAGCATGGTCTGAAAATGTTAATTTAGGAACATCTAATAATGGAGTGTTGAATATTAGTGGTAGACTAGCTGTGGTATTCAATTTAGCTGATGATGGAGTATTTGCGCAAGGAATTACTGCGACGTTTCCATCAGTAATCACTACTAATCGAACGGCGTTAAATTATAATATTATAACAGCAGGCGCGTCTGGGTTTAATCAAACTGGACTTGCTTTTACGATGAATGCTGGATATACAGGATCTGCTCATACCTACGCATTGCGGTCTATTACGAACGTTGCTACTACTCTAAACCAATCAGTAGCATTTGAGGGGCAAGCTATTGGAGCAGGCTTATCTAATTGTGCTATTGCAGGAATATCTAATAGTGCCACGAATGGCAATATTGGTGTCTATGGAGGTATTGGAGGATTTACTTCAGCTAATTTCAACTTCAATATAACTGCCGCAATTTTAGCCTCCAATGGAGCAACTGGAAATGACATCTATCGAGGATATAGCAGTACTAATTTAAGATTCTCTGTTACTGATGCCGGGAATGTTGTTGCAGTCGGATCACTTTCTGGTACTAGTCACATTCATACTGGCGCAGAAATTGATAAAACGTATACTATTGTAGTACCAGTAACAGGTGATACCAAAACAATGGCGGCTGGACAATCTAGAATTATTTTTAATCCAGCCGGAACTCTCGCTCTTCTAACGGTAACGTTACCTCCAAGTCCAGTAGACGGTCAAGTAGCTGGAATGTCATTTACTCAGATTATTACTGGATTAACGATAAATGCTCCTGGTGGTGCAACTGTTGTAGCGCCTCCAACTACAGCCGCTGTTGATAGCAATTTTAGATTTCTTTATCAAGCGTCTTCCACTTCGTGGTTTCCTTGCTCATGAAAGGTTAAATAATGGCAGCAACAACAGATACACAAATGGCTCTAGCCGCAGACAGCAAGTTTATTAGACGCTTAGCAGCTTTATTTAATCTAGAAGCTCAAGTTGTAATTGCTGAACCACCAGCAACAACTAATCATATTCTACGTAGACAGTTAGCTCAATCATGTATTACTGGTGGATTAATGGTATCATCTCAATTTGCTCTAACTATAGCATTATCAACAAATCTGATGGCTGCTAACACGACATATGATTTTATTCAGTTAGCCGTAGTCACTGATGCAACTGATGCTGCTATTAGATCTGAAATTGCTACACTCTGGAATGGATTTGCTGGAGTTTAAGATGGCTGGAGTTGCAAGCAATATCGACCCAAATACACTGTTTGGTGGTAATATGAGAAATACTAGTGGATTTGGCAATCCAATGCCAACTTCTCAATACGGTAATCCTGCTACATTTACGGCAGCCGCTAACACCCAAGCTAAAGACTATGATACTATAATGAAGCAGTATGCTGATTTTACTGCTAATGCTGCCGCAAGACCATTAACGGCTCAGAATGTCAGTACTGGAAGTATTGCACCACAGACGGCTGGATATCAACAATCGGCTGATGTTACTAGCTCATTAGCTGGATTGAAAGATTTATCGGCAACTGGCGGATACACATCTCAAGGAATTGCAGATATTAGAGAAAGAGACATATCCCCTACGCGGAGCGTATATGCAAATGCTCAGCAGAATGTTGAAAGACAGAAAGCACTTGGTGGTGGTTACTCGCCAAACTATAATGCTACACAAGAACAGATGGCTAGAGATGAATCTAATCAAATAGCTGGGATAGATACAGCCGCTAACGCCGGAATTGCTCAGAATGTTGCCGCAAACAGATTAGCTGCGGCAAGTCCATACGCTGCGGCTAGTTCAAGTGCAAATGCAGCGCAAACTCAAAATAATCAATTCAATGCGAATGCATATAATACAGTTAATGAAGCTAATGCAAATAGAAACTTAGAAGCTGGAACTGGTAACGCGAATAGGAATCTAGCTGCTCAAGGTCAGAATTATGGAAACATTCTTGCCGGAATACAAGGACAAACGAATTTATATGGGACTACTCCAGCTCTCACTAATACGTTTGGCAATCAAGTCTCTAATGCAGCACAATTAGGACAAGGACAACAGAATATAAATCAACGAGATAACCAAAATCTGTGGAGTAATGTTGGGAGGTTTGCATAATGAGCTTCATAGATAATCTTGCTGCTAGTCCGGCTGGTGGAATTTATGGACAGCCAGGACAGCAAAATAATCAAAATGATGTTTTAGGTATTGTAAACCAATTAAAAGATCGTGAAATGCGAGACTTTCAGAATAAAGCTAATTTCATGTCAGATTTATCTGTGAAGCAAGATAGGTTAAAACAGCTATTTAGCCCAGAAACGGCTTCTGGTATTCCAGGTTCAAATGCTCAAACGGCTAATGGTCCCGTTGGCGGTCCTTCAATGCAACAAGGCGGAATGAATGTACAGATGGGTAAGACAGAACAAGATCCCAATCAATTAAATGCTGCCCAAAGAGCTGAAATGTCTATGAAGCAGCAAGGAATGGGTCTTGAACAGCAGAAGATAGCACAAGCCGGAAAGATGGGTGAAGAACGGCTTGGGATACAAAAATCTCAAGAGCAACTAAATGCTAAAAAAGAAGGTGATATACATGAAAACGCTCAAGCTAAATTACAAGCCAAAATTGAAGAATCTAACGGTAAATTAGAACAAGCCCAAGCTGCTTTGGAAGCTAAAACTGCATCTGGAGATGCTGCACTAAAAGAACATCAAGCTCTTAAAGATGCTATGACAGAAAGACATAAGCTAGAATTGGCTCAAGGTCAAGCAAAATTAGATCAAAAAGATGCAGAATTTAAGGTTCTTCAAGGACAGCACGACGAATTAATAAAACAGCGTGGACACACGACTGAAACTAAGAAAGATGCACAAGGAAACGCAATAACTACAGATACTACTAGAGGCAGTGCCGCTAACATGGTAAACATGAAAGGAAGAGATGGCAAGACATATCCAGTTCCGGCTGATAAAGCTGAAGAAGCTAAGACTCATCCTTTCTTTCAGCAAGCTGATGAAAGAGAACAGCAATGATACCGCGAGATACGAAGAAATCAATAGAAGTTAAACTTTCTGGTCCTACAGCTAAGCTCCTAAAAAGAGATTTTCACTCCTATAATGCAAAATATGTTAGAGAAGCTACATATGCATATAAGCACTTATTAGATACAGGTGGTAAGATGTTTGTAGCTCTAGCGGGCGCTATGTCCACCGCGAGAGTGGGAATTTCTCTAGCCGCAATGATACGAAAAGGATACGTCAGCGGTTTATCTGTTACGGGTGCAAACCTCGAAGAAGATGTATTCAATTTAATCGGAAGAGATGATTATATAGATATTCCAGATTATAAGGATACGACGCCTGAAGATGATGAGAAATTAGGAAAGAAGAAGTTTGTTAGAATTTATGAAGATGTAGTTCCACCTGAAGTGATGAAGAAAGTTGAAGATGCTATTCTCACTAAATGGAAGAATGCTGCTCTCGGTAATGAAAGAAAGTTCCCACACGAATTTCTCTGCGAGTTATTGCTGGATGGTGCTCTAAAACAGTATTATCAAATTGACCCGGCCGAATCATGGCTGCTTGCGGCTGCTGAAATGAAGATTCCTATAGTCACTCCTGGCTGGGAAGATAGCACTTTGGGTAATGTGTTTACGGCTATGGTTAGAGAGATGGAAGTTGATGTTCATATTATGAAGACTGGTATTGAAGCTATGAATTACCTTGCTGATTGGTATTTAATGGAAAAAGCAGAAAAAGGCTTCTTTCAAATTGGTGGTGGCATTGCAGGTGATTTTCCTATTTGTGTAGTTCCTTTCTTAAAACAAGATTGTCATATGGGTGATAAAGTTAAACATTGGGCTTATTTCTGTCAGATAACTGATGCTGAAGTGTCGTATGGCGGATATAGTGGTGCTGAGCCAAATGAAAAGATTACTTGGAATAAAATCTCGAAGAAGACGCCTAAATTCGTCATTAAATCTGATGCCACTATTGTAGTCCCTCTCATGTTCGACGCAATTTTAGGATTATAAATGCCTCGTCCTTTTAGACAGCCTGTTTCAGATGAAATAGAGCCGCCAGATTATGTCGGCAAACCTATTGAAGAATCAGAATCGAAGCCTCCATCATATGCTGGAACTCCAATAGATGAAAAGAAGAAAGAACCAACTAAACCAATAAAGGCTAGTGGTCCTGGATATGCTTATCAGGCAGCTCATCCAGAAGAAAGAAAGCCTTTTGATACCAGTCCTTTAGGTTGGAGAAGTGCTTTAAATAAATTTACTAGTCCATTAACAGAAGCTCCAACTCGCTTCGCTGAATCAGTCTCAAAACACATTAATCCACAAAGTGAAACTAAAGGAATTAGGGGAGTTAGTTCTGCATATGTCGAAGGATTAGGTCATGCTGTTAGTGATTTAACCTCTCCAATTAATTTAGCATTAGTTGCTGCTCCACCTGGAGTTGGTAAAGCTATCGGAGTTGGAATGGTTGGTCATGGTGCATATAGAACTACTAGAGGAATAATGGAAGGTGATCCAGAAGAAGCTATTAGTGGAGCTGTAGAAGGTGGATTAGGATATCTCGGCGCTAGAGGACATATTACTCCTTCTGCTAAAACAGAGAAAGAACATCCTCCAATTCGACAAGAGAGAGTAATTAATCCAGCCGATAAAAATATTAAATTCTCCACTAAAGCTGAAGCTGATGCTGCTAAACCTGTTGAAGATCAAAATAGAATGGCCGTTCCGGCTGAACTTGGACCAGAAGCTTTTACACCCAAAGATTATAAACAACCTGATATAGCGAGAAAAGCAGGCGTAAAGCCTCCGATGACTCGCGATGAAGAACAAGCTGCTTATGAAGCAATGAAAGGTGGCTTTGATAGAAGAGATGCAGATAAAGCTTCTCGTCCTCGTGATGCTGCTCCGCAGGAAGAAATTCCTGAAATACAGAATAATCCATTTAAAGGAAAGAAGCCTGCTATAACTGAGGATATTAAACCAACTGAAGAAATAAAGCCACCTGATTACGCAGGAGAACCTTTAGAACGTGAACAACCTGCTGATATTAAACTAAATAACGCTGCACAGACTTCACCTGAGAACCTAAAGAAATTAAATGAATTTATGGATTCTGCTGCTCCGAAAGGTGAGCAGAGTGTTGAACAGATTAGAGATTCTCTTAATAAGCCTGAAGAACAAGGTTTATCTGTTAGACAGCCAGTTGTAGATGCTATTGTCGATGGAGAACCTCCTGTAAAACAATCTAATCATATTGTAACTAATGTTAAATTACCAGAAGGTGTAGGATTTGAGAAGGTAACTCCTGAACCAAAATATAATGAAGAACCAAAGATTTTTGAAGGAGAAGTAATAAAGTCTGAGGATGCTGGGAAATCACCAGAATTGGCAACTGCTGGAACACCTCAACGTCCAAGTTTTTTTAGTGATGACAGGGGTGAATTAAATATAGATTCTATCAAGAACTTCATGAGTTCAGTCTATCAGAAACTAACTGGAAAGACACCTGTTAAAGACATCGTTGAAGAACTAAAAAAGACTACTCCAGAGATCGATGATTCGAAAGGTGGCAAGACTGTTAGTGCTGTAATGAAACTTTTTACAGGATTAGAAGATGCTAGAGGTTCTATGGAGAAGCAATCATCCCTTTATAAGCAAGAAAGAGCACAACGCTTCGCGGAATCGGCTAGTGTTAAAGAAGGTGGTTCTTTAGGTGCTGCAAAGTCATTATCTAAAATGAAGGGTGAATACGAGCAAGTTAATCCTGGTGAAAGACTTCATTTAGACCAGGGAGAAACGGATTCTTTGTTTGACTCAATTAAAGCAGCGAAGCTGACGGAAGCAGAGAAGATTAATGCTCGTTTCTCGATGTTTAAACTTCTTAATGGAGATAAGACATTAAATCGTTCTGAACTTTCAGTTCTCGATAACGTATTCGGAAACGGCTTTGCTAATAAAATCGTGGAAATGCACGGAGGACTCGGCGCTGTTGGATTGAAGTTGGGCAAAACGGCTAATACGATGAAATCCATGCTTAATTCTGTGAACATAGCCGCACCCATCTTACACGGTTTGCCGCTAAGCTCTCATCCATTAATTTACACAAAGGCTGCTGCTAACATGGTCAAGTTTATGGCTAATAAAGATGCATACAATGCGGCTATGACTGCCATTGAGGAAAGACCGAATTATGTTCCCTGGAGAGATGCTGGATTGTTTATTGCCAAGCCTGAATCTATTACTGCTTCAGAAGAAGACTTCGCTCGGAGTTATGTCAGATTCATTCCCGGTGTTAGAGATATTATCGCAGTCTCTAAAAGAGGATATACAGGCTTCTTGAATGAATTACGTTCAAAGACTGCTGATTTGCTGGAGAAGAACGCCAAAGATCAAGGATTAGAGGTATTTGAGAATATTAAGGTTAAAGATAAAAAGGGTAACTTCGTAACAGATGAAAAAGGAAATGTTAAAACAGAAAAACGTCCAACAGAGATTGCCAAAAACATCGCTAAATATATCAATAATGCAACTGATCGTGGAAGTCTTGGAAAACTAGAGAAGATAGCTCCTGAATTGAATTATCTCTTATGGAGTCCTAGAAGGCTAACGGCTAGGGCGACTATGCTTAATCCAATGTTTTATGCTAAATTAGATCCGTTTACAAGAAGAGAGGCATTAAAGAGTTTATTTGCACAAGCAGCTATTGGAACTTCTATGGTGAGTTTAGGTGTTCTAGCTGGTGGCAAAACTTCATTAGATCCATCTAATTCAGATTTTGGCAAGGTTCGATTCGGCTCTCATACGTTAAATCCACTTGGACCTACACAGAGTCTAGTCGTAGCTGCAACTAAAGCAATAAAAGAACTTCATAGAATGGGTTCTGGTGAAAAGGCTAAATTCGGCGAACAGAACATTCCAGAGATAGCAGGAGGTCTAATTCGTAATCGTGAATCTCCAATCGTTCGATTAGCTGATGAAATTGCAACGGCTAAACAGTTCACTACTGACAGCAAAGATAAAGACAGAGGAATGCTAGAACATGGCGGCTTTATTAATAGGTTTGGTGATAAGAAATATATCTCAAATGAAGTTAGGAATAGTTTTATTCCTATCTTCATTCAAGATGTCGAAGATTTACTGAAATCTGACGCCAGCTTCGCTGAATCTATTGGACTCGGTGCGGCTAGCTTCGTTGGAGTAAGCGAACAAAATTCTCCTATTCGCAAGAAGAAAGGATTATTGAATTTGAGAGGAATGCGGACCTTAAAGCCTTAGCGTCTGAAAAACAATCCCATAACAAGCATTCCTAAAGCTCCTAAACTCACGTAATACCACCAAACTCTCTGCTGTAACTCTTCAATATCTCTTTCAATCTTTCGCATACGGTTTTCAAATCTGACACCTTCTTGCCAATCATTTGATGACTGTCTTTCATGGAAATTATATGAACTCATTTTGACTCCTTGTCGATTGCGTTTAGAGCTTCTGCAATACTAATTTCTCCTAAAGCGTTCTCTAGAGCATATAGAAATTCTTTATCAATTCCTTTCATCACTCCATAATTGTGAACAACTTCTGTAGCATCAGCCTTCATGTTCTGGACTAGGAAGTGAAACTCTTTGTGAGTCATTTTCTCTCGCTTTTCTAACTTCTAGTGGTGGACAACTATATTCCTGATTAAATTGAGTTCCATCTTTTAACATCCACACTATTCTAACAGTTTCAGTTTCATAAGCTGGGAACGCTTTCACGACTTTGTTCACTTACATGCCTCAATGATTCCTGCGACATCTGGTGGACTGAAATTGCCTTTCTGAACCTTTCCAGCCTCTTTTATAACTGGCTTAGTCATATTACTTCGATGAACTTCCAGAAAAACATCAGCAATCGGAATGCCATACGTGCTAGCGGTTCCAAATACTACGTAAAGAGTATCAGCTAAAGCATCTGCAATCTCAACTAAATCTCTTTCGACTATTGCTCCCCTTAGTTCATTTAATTCTTCATCAATAAGACGTAGTCTGAGATCTTCTTCTTGTTCTGTTGGTATTCGCGGCTTGAACCTTACAGGTTGATTATATTTCTGCATAAAGATTTCTACGAACTGGACATAATCGACTTGCATTCTCATTTCTCCTCCAAGTGATCTCTAATTGCTTTGGACAATTCTAGTAGATGTTCTTTTGAAATCCAAATGTTAACTGTTCCTGATGAAGGACTGATAGTATTATCTACTCTAAAAATATAAGTTTCTTTGTTTTCTCCCTCTGAATAATTTGTTATTGTAAATAGTCCATTGATAGTTCTTACTCCAGTCGATTTCGTAATCATCTTTCTCTCCTAAATTTATCCAAGTTCTCTTTCGGTGTTCCTGATAATTTATACAGATAATCTATATTCTTTCCTACTCCAATCCTTTCTCTTTTCACCCAAGTCATTTCTTGAAGTGCGTCAATTATCCTATCTAGAACACTTGGATCGAAATCACCAAATCCTCTCTGTAACAAATCTCTCCGCAATATTTGATTTCCCTCTGCTGCGATTAATATGTCCATCACCTTTCGAGTAGCTAAGGCGAGAGGATCTATTCCATTACCTTCTGCAACTTTAACACTCGCGTAAATCAATCCAGTAATCTTTTGTATAGCCTCATTTATGTCACTCTCTATGATGATTCCATGATTTTCATAACGAGACAAGCACAAGCACATTGCCGTCTTTAAAACATGATCAGGAACGCGAGAAATAAACCCAGTTTTATCATTATACTTCGTTTCATCTATTCTCCACTTCGTTCTCCACGTATTATAGAGCTTTCTTGCTCCTTCTTCTGGTATTAACCTCATTTTATTACTTGCGATGTTAACTAAGTGTGGAACATATTGGGGAATTGCTTTGTCAATAAACCAGTTGTTATCTGTGTTATCACCTTCAGGATTCAATAATTCTAAGTCTCTAGCTCTCTTTTCTTCATATATTACTAGGTTACGTCCTATATAACCTCCTTGTATATTATGTTGTGGAATTGAATTGTAAAAATGAGCAGGAGATGACCCAAACAAGCAAGTGAAATACGGCTCTTTTAGTCTTTCAGCTCCATCACCTTTTAGAAGATTAACCCAAGGTTTATCGTGATAGTTTCTATCAAAAAGATCGGTTAAAATTTCTAAGGCTTGTGGGTCTCCTATGATTGCTGAAGATAACTCTCCATTTATTACTGCTGCTCTTGAGTCTGTAATAATTGCTTTTCCTGGTGTTGATCTCGTTGTTGATGCTTCTTTGATTATCGCTTGAATAGAACTTCTTCCTGCAATAACTCTAGTAACATCTGCTTCGAGAAGAAACCGTTTAGCCAAATTAACTGGGTACCCTTTTCCTTTTCCGCTATCACCGAGAAGAATAATATATACATTCGGATAA